AATGAACGGAGCGGGCGCACGTACGGCCTTCCCTGCGCCATCGCGACCTTAGGCCCGCAATGATGACGGCAAAGGCCAGTGCCTTTCATCGCGAAACGTCGGCAATGTTTGCAACGCGGGAGATTAAACGCGAAACCGTTTTTGGCTGCGGCGGCGAGAAACGCGATAGGCGCTTTCTTTTGCCCTCCCCAGTCGCGCTTGCGCGGCGACGAAGCGCGTTTGATCGAAGGTCTCCAGTCGAGCCGGGAAAATTGCGTTTCGCTCATGGATCGATTGCTAGAGTGCGAGCGCCTGATTTGTCCACTCGTCCTAGCTAGTCCTAAGTGTATGGACATGTTGAGATTTGTATGATATGGCTGGTTCTCGCCCGGAATTTGTCTAGGGCGAAAATGGAGCTAAGTACCTGAAATGACTAATGGTTTGTACGATCATATCAAACTGGGCCGGGCTTTTCGGCCGCATGTTCTGGCGACGCTGAAAGACGCCGTTGGATGGCACGCGTATCTGATCAATCATGGTTTCGCCGGGCGCAGCGAAGACATGCGCAACGCTGACATCAAGACGGCGTGCATCGCGCTAGGCGTGGATTTAGAGGCGCTCTATGTGGCGTTTTTTCATCCGGGGCCAACTTTAATCGAGCGCGAAAACCTAAACGAGGACGAGGACGAAGCGATGACGATTGACGAGACGAAAACCGTAGATGAAAGCGCGACATTCGAAGGCGCGGATGTCGATAACGTGCTCGCCAGCATCCTAGCGCCCGCCAGCGTTCACATGACGCCGCATCTGGCCAACATGCTGCCCGGTTTGCTGCGCCCATTGGCGCAGGCTGCGGCGCGCGGTCCTAGGATTGTCACGCAGACCGTCACGCAACTGGTGGACGAAGCGGGCGCAATCGTCGCGCCCGTTGCGCCCATCGCGCCTTGCGTGAACGTGCTCCGCAAGGTTCCGTTGTTCACCGCGTTTGGCATGCGCAAGTCAGACGCGAGCGCGCCGTTTCGTCATGCGTTTGAGCACATTCACGTTGGTATCTGCGATAGCGTGGACGCGCCTTTGGTCGATAACGATTACATTTGGCAAGCCGATGTTTTGGCGCAGTTGGGCGCGATGGACGTTTGCGCAATGAACGCGTGGACCTATGGCCCGGCAGGCATCGGAAAGACAGTCGGCGCAGAGCAATACGCTGCTAGGTTGGGGCGTCCTTACGTGCGCATACCAATCGAGCGAACGACCGAGCCTGCGGAACTGATTGGACAGGAAGTCCCGCAAAAAGGCGGCGGGTTCAAATGGTCCGACGGCAAATTGACGCGCGCTTTTCGCGTGCCCCATTGCGTCATCTTGATTGACGAGCCTTCGTTGCTGCGCAGCGGAACATTGAGCGTTCTAGGCACGGCGCTTGATACTCGACGCTTACATCTGGTGACAGGCGAAGTGGTCTGCGCCGCAGAAGGCGTGTTTATCATCGCAGGCGACAACACGTCCGGTTGCGGCGACGATAGCGGGCGCTATGTGGACACGGCTCCGTTAAGCGCCGCTTTCATGGATCGCTGGGCGCTCAAGATTGAATACCATCATCTGCCAGTAGGGCAGGAGACAACCATGCTGGCGACGCGCGCTGGCATTCATCCTGCGGCGGCGAAGATCATGGTTGATTACGCCGCTTTGACGCGGCGCGACGCAGACGCTGGTAAATTGACTATGGGCATTACGCCTAGGCGTTTGTTGGCGTGGGCCGGGACTGTGCGTGTAGGCATTGGCAGCGCCAAAGCTTGGCACGCGTCGATTGTGACCAGCGCCTCGCCTGAAGACCGTGAAGCCTTGATCATGCTTGAAGGGACAAACCTGCGCGGCTTGCATGACCGGATTGACGGCATTGTGCGCGGAACGATCAATCCCGACGCAGCGCCGCTTGATCCGCATGCGCAAGGCGCGGTGAGCGCAACCGGATTGACGTTTCCCGACATCAACACGACGCCGTGAACAACTTGAGCGCGCCATGATGGCGCGCTCATCCCTTTTGAGTGGAGAAAACCAGATGTCAGTCAACTTTGTCACCCCGATGGAACTCTACCACGCAGCACGCGAAGTGTGCCTGCGCTTATATGTGCTCAATGGCGGCGACGCGCGCGCCACGTGGACGGTCAAACCGTTTCCCGGGACCGCAGCCATTGTCTGCAAATTCCCCGCTTACGGTCCACCTGAGTTCACTCTAGGCATGCCTGCGTTTCCAATTGGCGCGCGCCTAGCGCGATGGAAATCGGACTTGATCGGCGCGTACACGACGCACGAACTGCTGCACGCGTTGTGGACCGATTGGGACGCAGTCAAGCAATCGCACGTTGAAGGCTTGCACTCGCTAACCAACGCGCTTGAAGACAATCGCATCGAGGCGCGCGCTTCGCGTGGCGATTTGCTGCAAGTAAGCGAGGCCAGACGCTTGCTAATGGCGCTCAATGCCCACATTGCGCGACGCGCCATGGGCACGCCCGGATTTACTTTGGACGCGCCCGAACAATTCTCGTTTGTTCTGGGCCTCGTCATTTTCGCGGAAAAGCTGGGCTACATTTCCGAGCTTCCCGCCAACTGGCGAGCGCTCGTCAATCCGGCTTGGTTTCCATTGTTCGATCTAGCGCTCGCGCGCTTCGATAGCCTCTTGTCCACATGGGACACATTGCAGTTGGCGCGCGACCTGAAGGCGCTCGCAGCATCATTACCCAAAACACCACGCAAGCCTAAGCCGCAGCCACAGCCGCAGCTTCCACAGCCGCAGCCGCAGCCGAAAGACACGAGCGAAGACGCAGATGAAGACGAAGGCGGCTCAATGCCGAGCGACCGTGAAATCGTGGAAGACGAAGACGAGCCGCAGCAAGGCGAGCCGCAACAAAGCGCGCAAGGCGAACAAGAGCCGCAACCTGCGCCACAAGCTCCACAGAAGCCCGCAGAGCCGCAAATTGAGGACAAGCCACATGACGACGGCGCGGACGCAGGCAAGCCGCAGGAGAACGCGCCTAAGCCTTCCACAGCGGACAAGCCACAAGACAAGGCAAGCGAAGACGAGGCGCAGGAAGATGACGCCGCGTCCAAGCTTGACGGCGAAGGTTCGCAGCAAGGTGGACGCGGCAGCGACGGCGCAATGCCGCAGGACGAGCCTGCTGAAGACGTAACCGACAAAACGCAGACCTATGACGAGGCGCACTTAAACGACATTTCGCAGCAAACCGCGAAAGACATGCACGTAAACAATATCGCGCTATGTCGCGATGCGCGAGACATGGAGACAATCCTAGGCGCAGCGCCTCTCAACGATGTACCTGAAGGATACAAGCACGGCGCTAATCCAAAACTTGTGGGCGCAATGATCGCGTCGCCCGCAAAATTACGCCGTCACCTGACACTGGCAGTCAAGTCGCCGGAACGTATCGGCAACGAGCGCAAACAAGTTAGCGGGCGCTTGGACCTGCGCAATCTGACTGGCCTCGCCATGGGTTCGCCGACCGTGTTTCGACGACGCGTCGAGGACGAAGGCAAAGAAGCCGCAGTGTCGCTCTTGATCGATATCAGCGGCTCAATGAAAGGCGAACGTTTGAACGCCGCCAAGGCGCTCGCCCTTCATATGGGAGACGCGCTCAAAGCCGCAGGCGTCAAGTTTGAGATTGCCGGTTTTGATGACTACTACATGCCAACGCCTAAGCCCTTCGCCAAGGGCTGGAATAACGACACGCGACGCGCCGTGGCTGGCATGCACACACTCAATGGCACTTCGATGTTGCCTGCGATGAAACAAGCGGCAGAGCGTCTCGTGCGTGTCGGCAATGTCACGCGTCGAATTTTGCTCGTCCTAACGGACGGCCAAGATAGCTACGCAGAGACCGCCAATGCTGCGTTATGCGCGTTCTACCGCGGACGTGGCGTGGAGATCGTTGGCATTGGTTTGCTGACAGGCGACATGCGCGCGACATTCGCAGGCAACGCAATACGTGTCGATAATCACCGCCTGCTTTCGACGCAGGGATTAACGGCGCTCGTCAAAACACTCGACAAGGGCGCGCCTCGTTCTGCGTGAACGCTAGTTCATGCTGGCGAGCGTTCTCGCCAGCATGGACGAGCGGTCTTCGCTCGAATGGAGAACAACAATGCAAAAATATCGCGACTACCTAAACGCTGACGAACAAGCCGCATTGCTAGCCGATATCGAAGCGCTAGACCGCGCCTATCAAACTGCGTGCAATGCGGGCGCAGACCGCGACACGTTAAACGAGCAAACAGACGAGGACATGCGGGCGCTTGTGGAAGCTTCGATTGAAGGCTCGCTCGAATATTTCAATCGCTACATCGCAGGAGACCACTAACATGTGGTTCTTAATTATCGTCGTTATCCCCGCAATCGCCATGATCATGGGAGCTATCTGTGCTGGTTGCGATGGAGGCCTAGGGACCGATCACGAGCGCAAACAATGGGAGCAATGGAAGCAGGAACGACAAGCGCGCCGAAAAGCGGACTTAGCGGAATGGGAGCGCTATTCCACGCTTTCATGGCGTAAGCGCCAAGCCTATGAATGGAAAAAACACCACTAGGAGGCGCGATCTAAAATGGAATATTGGCTCATAATCCTAGTAGTTAGCTGGTTTATATATTACGCCCTAGGCGATTGGTAAAAGGCTTAAGCCACTCGTCCAATCCGGCCAAAGCGCCCGCGTTCAACGCGGGCGCTTCTGTTTGCGCCCCTAGAAGCCTCACAGAAGCCCTAGAAACCGCCTTGAGCGTTTTGGGCCTCCCGACAGCTAAAAAACCAAACACCCCCCTAGACGGCCTTCTATGGCCTTCCCTGCCAGTGTCTGCGAGCCAATGGCGCTTGCCCCGAGCGCGTCCGCGCCCGAATTGAACGGGGCCGGATCGCGCCCGGCGGATCGCGCCCGGCGGATCGCGCCCGGCGGAATTATCGGCGGAGTTTTGTTCCCACGCCCGGCGGCTCGCAGGCACGCAGACACGGCAGACACGGCGTGCCTGCCCTCGCGCGCGCGCTCGTGCGCGTGCGCGTGCGTGCGTGCGCGTGCATGCGGCGCGCACGTGCGTGCGAGCGCGCGCGCGCTCGCACGCACGCACGTTCGATCGCGCGCCGGGCCAGCCCGAAAGCGCTCCCGCAGGGCAAAACGCCTTATAGGGCTTTTCGCCCCGGGTGCGCCGGAATTCGAAACCCAAGTTTTTAGCTCGAAAGTTTTTTGCCTTATAGGCCCGAATACACTCGGCCCGCGCCGAGCCGAAAGCTGGAAATCTCAATCCCCAGCAAACCGAATTTCCCGAACCCGTCATTTGACAGACAGCGCCGCAAATGCTATCCCACCACCCGAGGATCAATCCGCCAAACATCTCGATCCGCTGGCGATTTAAGTCACTTACAGCAGCTTACAACACCAAGTTGTCCCTCGTAAGCGGCTTTCCTCAACGAAATCAAAGCCCACTTACAGCTTACGACGCTTACGAGGAAAAATCCCCTCGCGTACGCGCGCACGCGCGCGCCCGAAGGCCACGTTGTCTGACGGCCTATCCCTTCTCCCCCTCTATATATTAAATTATTCTCGTAAGTGTCGTAAGTTGTAAGTTAATATTGATATCTTTAACAAAAGTCCCTTACGTGGGACAACTTAGCCTCGTAAGCTGCTGTAAGCGACAACATCACACTAAGACAACATAAGACGCGTCAATATCCCCACTTGACGCCGTCTTGAAAGTCTGTCACAGTGTGTTCATGTCATCCGCAGATCTCAACCCACGCACTCAAATTCTTTCGATAGATCCGGGAGTTAATGGTGCCTACGCGATCATCGGCTTCGACGGCAAAGTAGTCGAAACCGACGAACTCCCGAGGTTCGCCAAGCTGGTGAACGGCGTGGCGTTCGCCGCCAAGCTGCAATCTCTACGTCCCGAGCGCGTGGTGATCGAGAAAGTCGGAGCGATGCCCGGGCAGGGCGTTTCAAGCACGTTCACCTTCGGCGCGGCATACGGAGTGTGTATAGGTGTCGCATGTGGTTACGGCGCACCCATCTCGTATATCACGCCCGCTAGGTGGAAAGCGCACTTTCGCCTGCTGGGCAAAGACAAAGACGCGGCTCGCGAGCTTGCGATCCGGCTTTATCCCGAGGCGCATCCCGCGCTTGGCCTGAAAAAGCATGTCGGACGCGCCGACGCGATCTTGCTGGCGAGGTTCTCTCTGGACATCGACAAAGGCGCAAGTTTCACGTGAAACAGCAATGACTGACAGGTGGATCTGCCTTGAGTGCCGATTTATTGGCCGCCTTGAAGAGTTCGACAGCGCTCCAGACCCTCACGGAGATCTGGTGTGGATCGTATGCCCACATTGTTGGGTTCCCGATCACGTCACGTCGGCCTGCGACGAACCCGGCTGCGACCGAGAGGGAACCTGCGGTTTTCCCACTAACACCGGCTATCGCCGCACCTGCTTCGAACATTCCAGCTTCAACCGGAGAAAGCACAATGAACAAGCCTGCTAACTATGTGCCGCGTTTCAGAAGCCATCGGCTGACCTTCAAGACCAAGCTGGCGATCCTGCGCGCCGTCAGCGCGCATAGCGAAAAAGACCCGCCCGACGCGGCTCCCGAAGACGCCATCTGTCAGTACGCGCCCGGCTGGAACGACCGACGCATCATGTTGGAGTTCAACATTGCGCACCCTGAAATCACCGTCACCCTCGATCATGTCGAGCACGTGCGTCTGGCCGATATCGGCAGACTGCCTCCATCCGTCAATTCCGGGGCTGGCCGTGGCTATGCGATCTATCGTCCCGAACTGGACGAGCACCTCAGGCTGATCGACGCCCTGTCGGCGCGGGTTGCCGTGCTTGAGGAACTGCTGATCAACCACAAGGAAGCGGTATGAGCGCTGACATGAAGCTGATCAAGGATCTGGAAAAGGTCATTGGCGGCAAGCCCATCGAAGACATTGCGCCGCTGCTCGTGGTCGCGGTCGCCCGCATGCTGGTGATCGACGCCGGAGGCGACAGCGCCAAGATGGGCTTTCTGCTCGCCAAGTTTCTCAGGCTTCTGACTGACACCATCGAGGAGATGTTCAACGATCCGAACGAGGGGAGGTTGCATTGAGGGAAGACACCTGCGCCAACTGCGGCGCGACCATCTATTTGGTCAAAGTCGGCGAGATGACCTATCGCTGGGTGGCTGACCCCGACAAGCCCGACGATTGGCGCTGCACGAACGATCCCAACCACCCTTTGACCCCGCGACGCACGCATGCGCCCGTGTCTGGACGAGAAAGCCATCGATGACCGCGAAGCGCGAGCGCCTGTGCGCTTATGGCGACTGCCATGAAACTACTGTCTTGATTTCATTGAACTATCGGAACGAAGAACGTCCAACGTTCTGCTGCGAAGCCCACGCCATCAAATGGCTGCAATATCGACAGGCGATCCACGAGCGCAATCGCACTGTCGAGCACAAGGTGTTCACGTGAACCCCGAGCTTCAACTTATGCCGTTCCAGAAGACCGGCTCGGACCTGCTGGCCCGCAGCGCGCGCATGCTCTTGGTGTGGGAGCCGGGCGTCGGCAAGACGCCCACGGCGGTCCGGGCGTGCCTGAAAGCCAACGCCCGGCGCATTCTCGTGTTTTGTCCGCCCATTGGAATAGGCGTCTGGCGCAAACACTTCGAGGATTGGTCGGGCTATCAGCCCATCTGGACGATGGACGCAGGCTACGCCCAGCGCCCCTACGGCTTTGTCGAGGGCAGGGGGGTTCGCATCATCCCGTATTCCCGCACCCGGCCCGACACCGCGATCATGCGGGCGACGATGCACGAACGCTGGGACGTGGTGATCATAGACGAGGGGCATTATCTCAAGACCGCCAGCGCCCAGCGCACCCGGGCGGTCTACGGGCCTAAGATCGATCTCGCTGGATCGCCGCTCAGAGACGCCAAACACATCTGGGTTCTGACCGGCACGCCTATCCTGAACCATCCGGCTGAGTTCTGGACCCACCTGCACGCGCTCGCGCCGGAGGTCTTGATCTTCGCCCCGCCGGTCGGCGTGATGAACGAAGACTTTTTCATTCGCCAGTATTGCGTGACCGCGAACACGCCCTACGGCGTGCGCATTCTGGGCGGCCGAAACACGTCGGATCTGGCCCAGCGGATCAAGCCGGTGATCGACCGCAAGCGGATCAAGGACGTGATCTTGGATCTGCCTGATCTGCGCATTGTCGAGCACCCTTTGCCCGCAGACACCAGCATAGAGAGCACGTTGCGCGACGCGCTCAACGACGCGATGGGTGAATTCGGCTTCGACAAAGCCGAGCTTGAGCAGATTGACGACGACCAGTTGCTGGCGACGATCCAAGCGGGCGGCGTGGCTTTCTCCACCGTCCGTCGGCTCATTGGAAGAGCCAAGGTCAAGCCGGTCGCGGAGATGGTCAGCAACATGCTGGACGACGGCGCGGACGACAAGGTGATCGTATTCGCGCACCACCGCGAAGTCATTCGTGATTTGGCCATCGAGCTAAAGCTCTATTCGCCATTGGTCATTACCGGGGCGACGTTGCAGAGTGCGCGCGAGAACGCGATCAACGATTTCCAGACCAACCTGAAATCACGGCTGATCATCCTCGCCATCGAGGCCGCAGGCGAAGTGATCACGCTGCATGCCAGCCACAACGTGGTGATCATGGAGCCGTCGCCGGTTCCAGCCAAGAACCATCAGGCCATCGCCCGCGCCCATCGTAAGGGGCAAAAACACCCTGTTCTGGCGCGCTTCGTCCTGTTGCCGGGCACCCTCGACGCCCGACTTATGACGATCATCGCCCGCAAAACCCGCGACATCGCGAAAATCGTGGATTTCGATCTTGTGGCGGTAAAACCCGAGTTAGCGCCACATACAGGGCTTGACTTTCCCGACGATATTGATACGATTTAACACAGGAGAAGACTACAAATGACTAAAGTATGTGTCACATTCGAAGGCGATGATTGGTACGAGGTGACATCGCATATGTGCGATGTGCTGGGGCTGGATCGTCTTCCCAGCGGCATGCCTTCTGCTCGGACGACAGCAAAGTCGGAGCCGGAGCCGGAGCCGGAGCCGGAGCCGGAGCCAAGAAAGTCTGCCCGCTCGCATAAGTCCAAGCCTGCGCTCGTAGCCACGTCGCCGGTCGAAAAAGAGCCCGAGCCGGTGACGACGGCAACGCCAGCGCCAGCCGCGCGCACCATGCCGCCTCTCGACGTGCTCAAGCAGGCTGTCACCACCGCCGTGCGCGCCGCGCAAAAGAGCGAAGGCCCGAAAACGATCCTCGAAATGCTGCCCCTGTTCAAGAAAGAAACGGGTCTGGATTTTGTGATGAACGCCCAAGAAGAGCACCGCGAAGCGCTGTTCGAACTGGTCGAAGCGGCTGGCTTGATCCCGGCCTGATCGATGGAATGGGTTCTCCTTCATCCGCGTATGACGCCTGAAGATCTGGGCCTCTTGCCAGATTTTCTCAGTGATCGTGATCCGCGGCCAGCGGCGGCGCAGATCGATCAGAATTACGCTCATGGCGGCGGTTGGCGACCACAGCAGGGCTTCACTTTGCTGCCCAGCAAGACGCTGACCTACCCGGGAGACCCGCCGTTGCAGCCCGTCGCCATGACCCGCCTGCGCGATGAAACGCTGCTGTTTTACCCTCACGCCATTCTGGCGATTGTTCAGCCGGATGGCGCGTTTGAAGTTTGCCGAGTGGATTGATGGCTCGTCATGCGCGTCTCGGACCGTCATCGAGCGACATCTGGCTGGCGTGCCTGCAAGCGCCAGCCGAGTGGGCGAAGAACCCTCCCCGAAAAGTGGGCTTCGCCGCGCACGAGGGCACCCTTGCGCACGCTTTGTGCGAAGCGGCGATGACGATCAAGGGCGCTAATCGCGTGCCGTGGAAAACCGGCATGAGCTTCACCGTCGAAGGCGAGGCCATCGTCGTGACGCAGGACATGCTCGACGCGGTCAAAGTTTTCGTCACCACGGCGGTGGCGCTGTCGGACTTCGCCGATTGGCGGATGGTCGAAGGCGAAGTGTCGCTGTCGTGGCTATGGGAGGGTTCAGAACCGCCCGAGGATGTTTTCGGCACCCTCGACTTCGCCACCTGCGACGGCGTCACGCTTTACATTGTCGATTTCAAATATGGCGCGGGCCGAACCGTGACGGTCAAGAACAACACTCAGCTTCTTTGTTATGCGCTGGGCGCTTTGGGCAAGCTCAAGCGCGAGCGGCCTGATCTGTTCGCCACGTTGGAGAACGTGTGTCTGGCCATCGTCCAGCCACGCGCCGGGGGTCTACCCGTGCGTCAGTGGACGATCTCGGTCAGCGACTTGATCTATTGGGGTTATGCCGTGCTCAAGCCGAGCATCGACGCGATCTGGAGCGGCGAGCCGTTGCCGTTGGTGGCGGGCAATCACTGCTTCTTTTGCGCCGCCGCGATGGGTTGCCCCGCCTACAAGCGCATGCGCCTGCAAAAATCCATCGATAGTTTTCCTGACTATGATCCGGCTCTCAGCGATTTGGACTTTGTCGAGGAGATGATCTGATGCACGACGAAGACGACGACAGGATCGAAGGCGATTACGATTTTCCGTATCGGGCCGCGCATCCGAAGCGCGAGGCGATTGCCATGGCGGTGTTTGTGCTGATCGTGGGCGCGATCATCTGGTTTCTCGGCACGTGGATCTGGGGATTGTTCGAATGGACCCTTTGAAAATCGGCGACGCCCCCATCGAGCCGAAGTACGTCGAGATGATGAACGCGGTGGCGCACGGCCTCGATGAATTCTTCAACGGAGGGGCGAAGGGCGCGGATCGCAAGACGGGTTTCGTGCTCTTGGTGTTTCCGTTCGGTGAAGACGGAGGGCGCTGCAACTACATCAGCAATGGCGCAGATCGCAGCGACATCGTCACCATGCTCAAAGAGCAGGTAAAGCGCTTCGAAGGCCAGCCTGAAATGAAGGGGAACGCGTGATGGCCAACATTGATCTCAAGCATCTGCTGTCGTTGCCCATCGAGCCGAAGCCAGACACTGCGGCTGCGCAGGCGGTGGAGCGGGACATCGACGCGGCGAAGACTGCGGTGGAGGCGCAAATCGAGCAGATGAAGCCCGACGTCTTCATCAACCAGACACTGTTGTATCCGCCCGATCCCGGCATGTTGGCGGCGGCCGAGCAGGCGCTTGCCTCGCACCAAGCGCAGGTGAAGGAGTTCGAACGGCAGAAGGCGCTCAGGGAACGATTGTTCAACGTCATGTACGCTTTTCGGCGTCATCCGATTGGCGACACGTTCATTCGTCTTCTCAGCGAGTGGGAGAACGCGAACAGCCGGATCAACGAGCGGCGCATCTTGTATCAGTTCATTGTCGAGACCCTCCGACCGGGCGGGCTTCCCAGAGACGGGCCGTTCGTCTGGTGCTCGACAGGAAAAGACCCAACAGAGTTCGAAGACCCAACAGTGGAGCAGATCAAAATGGCTACCAAGAGCATTCTCACCCCTCCCGGCGTCGCGTCGTTTATCAATCTGAAGACGCCGCGGGCGGTCGTGATCGGCGGCGAGTTGCGCTACTCGCTCACCATCATCTTCGACAAGGCGGCGCAGGCGCGGCCCGAGTTCGCCGCGCTGCAAAGGGGCATCGATGACGCTCTCAGGGACAAGTGGCCCGCACGCTTGCCGGTTGGCCTCAAGTCGCCGTTTCATGACGGCGCGGAAAAGGCTGGCGTTTACGACGGCTACAAGGCTGGCGATATCTTCATCAGCCCGTGGTCGAAGGACCAGCCCGGGGCGGTCAATGTCCAGAAACAGGACATCATCGACTGGTCCGAATTTTACGCCGGTTGGCTGGTGCGCGCCAACGTGCGGCCGTTCGCTTACGATCAAGGCGGCAACCGGGGGTGCAGCTTTTTCTTGGACAGCGTGCAGTTCCTGAAGCCCGGCAAGCGTCTCGATGGCCGCCGGGCAGCATCCGAAAGCTTCCCCGATGACGAAGTCGGGTCCGACGACGAGCCGGTCTGAAATCTATCGCGGGCCGCGTTCAAGCGGCCCGCATCTTGACCATCGCAAGTGTGAGATATGACGCTCGGGTAGCTCAGTTGGTAGAGCGCTGCGTTGAAGGCGCAGGCGTCGGAGGTTCAATTCCTTCCCCGAGCACCAAGGCAATCACGGAGAGCAATGCAATGGACGACACTCCTGTCTTTGACTTCGGCCCAGCCGACCAAGAAGCCCTCGAAAACCAGCGTCGCATGAAGGCCGCCGCCAGCTACGCCGCAGTCAGCGAAACTCGACGTTTGTCCGAGATCTACGCTGCGCCTGATCTCGACGCCATCGAACAGGCGATCCGCGATGCGCCGCCCAACACCGCCGTTCAAATCCAGAACGAAGTGATAGACGCGCTTCTTGCCCGGCAGCGGCACCCTCTGCTGGCCGAGCGCGAGCACACCCACGGCGACTTCAACGCCACGGCGATGATCGCCCAGCGCTTCAAGGACGTGGCGCGCAATACGCCCAACTGGAGCGACAACCTCACCGATGTTCAACGTGAAAGCCTTGAGGGCATTTTCTCCAAGATCGCTCGCATACTTTCAGGCGATCCCAATCACACTGACCATTGGCGTGACATCGAGGGCGGCGCGCATCTGGTGAGCGAGCAACTGCCGTGACCGTCAATGCGCACGTCATGCGGCTGCACCCGTTCGATGACGTCGTCAAGGCGGCGCGTAAGCGCATGTTGGAAGGGTGGAAGATCCATCTGCAATTCAACTGCGCTCATTGCGGGGTCAAGCAGACGTTCGCGGAGAAGAATTATTTCTCGGCCAGCGGGCGCTGCGAGGCGTGCGGCAAGCTCACCGACCTGCAAAAAGACGGTTGCAACTTTATGGCGATCCACGCGCTGTATGTCATCATTGATAACGACGAAGGGACGACGTTTTCCCGCGCCTTGCTGCGTTTGCTGCGCGATACGACCATCGTCTCGTTCAAGCGTAAGGGCAAACCGACATTCGTCTGCCCGCACGAGTTAAACTGATGGTTGTCAAGTACACGACGGCGACGCTCGATAAAATCGCCGACATGTGGTCGAGGGAATTCTCGACCACTGAAATCGGCGACAGGTTGAAAATGAGCAAAGGGTCAGTCTGCCGGTTGGCGCGCGATGCGCGTCGTGCTGGCGACGAGCGGTTCCCCGAGCGCCAGTTCATTCCGAAGTTCAAGCCGGTGTCTGCGCCGAAGCTGTGCGCGCTTCCCCCTGCGCCAGCACCCTACAAATCCGACGGCCCCCGGATCTTCGAACTTGGGCTGAGACAATGCCGGTATCCGCTGACCAGCGGCGCATCGCCCGAGCACCGCTTCTGCGCTGCGCCGCAGGAGGAGGGTTCACCTTATTGCTCGACGCATACTTCGTTGTGCAAGGCGGCGTTGCGCCCATCATGGACGAGGCGTTCACATGGATGACGATGGAGGTTCCCGCCACAACGATCCTTTCACTTCTAGGATTGCCGCCGGAAGTATCAGCGCCACCGCGCTGGAGATGGCTGTTCACGCCTACCTGTTTAAAGTCGGACGCGATCTAACCGCATTCGAGATTGCACGCGGCATGGGCATGGACATTCGTTCGATCTCGCCCCGGCTCGCGCCATTGGAGCGCAAGAACGGCGTGCGGCGCACAGGCATACGCTCCTGCTTAAACGACGCGGGCAACCCGACCGCGCAGATTACATGGGAAGCGCTGCCGTGACGCGTATCGTTTCGCTCGATTTTGAACTGGCTGGCGTGCTTGATCTGGGTGATGTCGGCGCAGACGTGTGGACGAAAGACAAAGACACTCTGCCTATTCTGGCTGGGTTCGCCATCGGCTACGAAGAGCCGCGCGCCATCGGCTTCGACCTGATCGCTGACAACGTGCTTTGTCCCGCTGGCCAGAAGCACAAAGCGACTGAACGCGCTCGCGCTTTGGAGCGGGAGCTTCTCCGCGCTGTCGATGATGGCGCGGAGATCCATTGCTGGAACGCCAACTTCGAATGGAGTGTCTGGAACAACATCTGCGCGCCTCGCTTCCATTGGCCTGCGCTGCCCATCGAGAGGTTCCATTGCACCATGGCGACCGCCGCGTGCGCGGGACTTCCCATGAGCCTAGACGAAGCCGCCATCGCTGTCGGTTCACCCTACTTAAAAGACAAGGGCGGTCAGGCGCTGATGACGCGAATGGCGCGTCCACGCCGGATCGATCCTGACGGCGCGCCGCGCTGGTGGCACCGCGAGGACGAGCACCGCGTCGAGCTTCTGGTCGAATACAATCTTGCCGACGTGCGGGCCGAGCGCGAAGTTCACTTGCGCATGCCCCGAATGACCCAGCGCGAGCGCGAGATCTGGCTCGCCGATCAGCGCATGAACGCACGCGGGCTTCCAGTTGACCTGAAGTTGCTGGGCGATCTTTCGGCGTTGACGCTGGTCGAGTTATTTCGGTTCAACCGAGAGATCGCCCGCGTCACCAACGGCGCAGTGTCTGGCGCGACCGCCAACGCCAAACTTCTCGCTTGGGTGCAAGCCCGGGGTTATCCGCACAATACGCTGGAAAAAGACACGCTCGATCACTTCATCAATTCGAGCGCGTTCGCCTTGCTAGACCCCGACGTGAGCGCCGTGCTTCTGTTCCGCGCCGAAGCGGCCAAGACTTCGACGGCGAAGCTGCGCACGATGGCGCGGTATGCCTCGCGTGATGGCGTCGCGCGCAATCTGATCCAGTATGGCGGCGCGGTGCGAACCTTGCGCTGGGCGGGCCGAGGGCCGCAGATCCAGAATTTTCCCCGCCCGATCATCGAGCATGTGCCCGAGGCCATCGACGCGATCCTCGCTGGCATAGACGAGAACGGTCTTCGGCTCTTGTTTGGGCGGCCTCTCGATGTCGTCTCTTCGTGCCTACGCGGGGTGTTCAAAGCCCCGCCGGGCAAGATGTTCGCGATCTGCGACTATCACGCCATCGAGGCTATCGTCCTCGCTTGGCTGGCCAATGACGAAGCTCTGCTCGATGTCTTTCGCCGAGGCGAGAACGTCTATCTTTTCACCGCGCAGAGTGTGGGTTCGAACGACCGCAAACTGGGCAAAGTGCTGCGCCTCGCTTGCGGCTACGGCATGGGCCACGTCAAGTTTCAAGAGACGGCGCTGGGTTATCGCCTGAAGCTGACGCTCGATGAGGCGCGGGCGGCGGTGAACGCGTTCCGCGCCGCTAATCCCTTGATTGTTTCGCTTTGGCATTTGCTGGAAGCTTTCGCCATTAAGGCGATCCAGAACCCCACCAGCGACTATCAATGCGGCAAGCTACGAATTCGCATGGCGGACGAAAAAGACCGTCTCAAGGGCGCGCTGCTGATCCGATTGCCGTCCGGGCGCAGCCTTGTCTATCGCAACGCCCGCGTCGAGCACGGGCGGATCATTTTCTGGGGCGTCGATCAATTCACCCGTCGCTGGAAAGAGCTTGATACCTACGGTGGAAAACTTGTGGAGAACGCAACTCAGGCGGTTGCACGCGATCTCTTGGCCGAAGCAGTCGTTAACATTGATCGGGAGTTCCCCAACACGCTCTGCACCACCGTGCATGACGAAGTCATCGGCATGGCCAATGGCGAAGATGTGGCTGAACTCTTTGACGGAATGAAGCTCGCGATGAGCACGCCCCCGGCGTGGGCTTCCGGCATGCCGCTGACGGCGGCGGGGGCGATCAGCGAGAGGTATTGCAAGCTATGAAAAGAAACATTCACCTAGAAGGAATTTTGCGCGCTATCGAACTAGAAGGAGGACGGATAGACCGCATTGACCGGCGCAAACATTGGGTCATCTACTGGTCGTCTCGCGACGGGCAAAAACAAATTCAGGTCGCGTCAACGACCAGCCGATCAGCCAGCGGACTACGAAACTCGGTGGGGGAAATACGCAGGCAAGCGAGGAGCGCTTTGTGATCAGTTACAGCGCCATCCAGTTTTTTGACATGGGGTTTGGCGCTTACATGGTGCCGGTCACGCCTCCCGATTGCGACATCTCGCCGTCGTCGTCGCTGCATTCTAAACATCGGGGCAAGGCTCCCGGCGTGTTGACGCAATCGGGCTGGACTTCGCTCGACGTGAACAACCTGAAATTTCGTTGTCACGATTATGCGACAGCAAAATTATGGGATGAGCAATGGGGAGCCAACGTCGGCTTCGCTGTCGGCGACGGCTACGCCATTATCGACAATGATCAAGGCGAGGAGTTCTCCAGCGTCTTTCGCCGACTGCTGAAAAACCCCCTTCGCCGTCACGTTCAAGACCCCAAGCATAAGCGCGACGCTTTTCTGGTGCGGGTGATCGACTTCGTTGGCGACGGCGTCCCGCTGACCAATCAGGAGCTTAAGTTCCGTAACGGCGTGCGAGTGACGAAAGTCCAGATCCTCGCCAAGGGAAAACAGGCCGTGATCGCCGGAACGCATCCCGACACGCGCTCGGCCTACGTCTGGGACAGCGAAATCGAGAGCCTCGGCGATGTTCCCAATCTGAGCCTCGACAGCTACAACCAGTTACTGGAAGAATTCATTGAAGACGTGGGCGAACTCGGTTGGACACTCGATAAGCCGGTAGCCACCCTCGTGTCTGCCGTGTCTGCCACAATTGGTGTGAAAACTTCTTCCCCCGTATCCCCCGCTCCATCCGCCTCATCCGCCTCATCGGCGAATATAACGCTGAAGCAAGCTTCGTTTACCGCTGCACGAGCGCTTCTTGCACAGATCCCTAATAGAGATATTCTGCCGAATATAACGCGCTCCCCAATTGACGATTGGCTCGACGCTTACGAAAACTGGGTCAGCGTCGCCTACGCGCTGGTCGGTTTTCTGGGCCTGTACGCGACAGACCCCGAGGCCGAACAGATCTGGTGCGAATGGTCTGACGGACGGGCGCAGCCCAAGCAAAGCTCGATCAGCGTCTGGCGCAGCGCGCTGGGCCAGCCCACCCGCTATCAGTCGCTCGGCCTGATCAAGATCGTGCGCTCACTGGCGCAGGAAACACCCGATTTTCCCGATCTCGACCCCAACGATCCGGCGCTTCAGACCAAGACGCCGATCTGGGATGAATTGCACGCTCGCTGGGCCTTCTGCGCCGAACAAAGCGGCGGCTTCGTGGATATGAAGAACCGTGTGGTGCTCAAGCGCCAAGCGTTCTCGGACAAGCTCGCTCACCTTGGACCCGCGCTCAAGCGCGAAATCTGGCCCGCGCGCCGGGGGCAGGTGTCGGTGGCTGACCTGTTTTTGCACCAGACCGACCGGCTTGAAGTGAAGAACGTCACCTATGCTCCGGGCGATCCGGCCTTGGTCCCGACCGGCGACAAGCCGCTGTTCAACAATTGGCGCGGGACTGCCGCGCTGAACCAATCGGTGTCCGCCAGCCAGATCAAGCCTTGGTTGGATCACCTTCTGTTCGTGCTCGGTTCGGTCGCCGAGCGGGATCGGTTCGTCCGCTGGTGCGTGTTCGTCGTCAGGCACCCCGAAAAGAAGCCCAACTGGCACTATCTGGTGATGTCGTTGCAGGGCTTCGGCAAGGACACCATGACTTCGCCGATCAAGCTGGCGGTGGGGGCCGACAACTGGTGCGAAGAACTGATCTATTCGCTCAAGGGCAGCTTCGATTACGTGATCGAGCACAAGCTCCTGATCGTCGGCGAAACCGCCCAGCCACGGGAGGGGTTCACCAAATCCCACGACATGTCAACGCTGCTCAAGCCGTTGCTGGCGCGCCCGCCGGACAGCCTGCCGATCAACAAGAAATTCTTGGCCCCTTATTACATTCCCAACCGGCTCGCGGTGATCTTGTTTTCCAATGAAGAGATCCCGCTTCAGCTTGAACGCGGCCAGCGGCGCATCCACGTCGTCAACCGCCGGGCGCAAAAGGTTGAAACGCTCGACTATTATCTCGGGCTGAACGCTTGGCTGGAAGGCGGCGGGGCCGAACTCGCCGCGTCCTACCTGCTTAATTCCACGCTGACGCCTGCGGAGTGCAACGAATTCATCGGCGGCGTCGCCCCGGAGAGCGACGACAAAGCCGAACTGGAGCAATTGAACGTCCATCCGCAGTTGGCCGCGCTGCACGATCTGATCAATGACGCCCGCGAGGGCCTCAAGGACGGGGTGCCTGTGACCTTGGTGG